GTTCCAAAGGTCTCCATTAAAGAGAGGTGTAGAGGGCGATTTTGAAACTGGTAATGTTCGTTATAAAGTTCGTGAAAGATATTCATTCGGTTTTACAGACTGGAGAGGAATATTTGGAACTGAAGGAGCGGCTTAATACCTCGCACGGTACGGAGAGGGGCTTTGCCCCTTTCCAACTAATATTAACCTTGACTGCATAAGCAGACACTAGCCAAGACAAGGAGAATAACATGGCTAAATCAACTTTTTCGGGACCAGTGGTATCCAATAATGGTTTTATATCAGCGGGTTCTAATAACGTAAAAAATATTACAGCAGAAGAAACATTAACATTTAATGACCATGCAGGTCGTATCATAGAGGTAAATGATGCTGATGGTGCGGTTACATTACCATCCATAGTATCTGGTGAGATTGGTGCTAAATACACATTCTTTATTGGAACAACTGCCTCAGATTTAGATATTCAAACAGATGGCACAGATAAATTTGTAGGTTCTGTTATGGTTTCAGTTGACGATGGTGCTATTAAATCTTTCGTACCGGGTGCAACAAATGATGTTATCTCAATGAATGGCACTACAACAGGTGGTATTGCAAATAGCTATGTAGAAGTTACAGCACTTGCTACTGCAGAATACCTAGTTCAAGGTGTTTTAATTGGTTCTGGAACAATAGCGACACCATTTGCAGATAGTTAATAGGAGGTATTAATGGCTGATATTACATCAAGCACTATACTTTCTGAAAACACTCGTGAAATTGTAATGGCATTTCAATATCAATATGTTGATACTGGAGATGAATCTGCAGTAACAAAAGTTGATGTTTCTTCATTACAAGCAAATGATAATGGTGATGCATGCACAGGTGTAAAAATATTAAAATGCACTTGGGTTATCAAAGGAATGACAGTAAGAGTCTTGGCAGATGCCAGTACAGATATAATTATGCTTAACCTTGACGAAGGTCAAATTGGTGAAGTTAATTATAAAGATGTCGGTGGTTTACCAAGTACATCATCAACAGGTACAAGCCCAACTGGTGATATAAAATTTACCACAACAGGTGCAGGTGCAGGTGATTCTTACCAAATAGTCCTAACCATGGCAAAAAAGTATTAGGAGAATAAAATGGCTCAAGTATCTTCAATAAGCAGAGTTGGTACAACAGAGCCATTTTACCTTCAAGTTGCCCGTAATCAAATATCATTTCATAAAAGTAATTTTAAATTTGGTTTTAACCCAGATGTTGATGATTCTTTAGAAACGGTATGGGCACAAGGTGGTTTATATTCATATTTGGCATCAGCCTCTGTTCTTAAGGTTTCCAGTTCTTCAACCTCAGATACTTCAGCAGGCACTGGTGCTAGAACTGTAGAGCTTTTTGGATTAGATGCAAATTATGACGAGATAAGCGAAACAATTACATTAAATGGTCAGACTGCAGTAAATACAACTAATGAATTTTTAAGAATAAATAGAATGGTCGTCAAATCAGCAGGAACTGGCGGTCAAAATGCTGGTGTTATATATGCAGGTACTGGAACAGTTACTACTGGAGTTCCAGCAAATAAATATGCGACTATTGCCATAGGAGATAATCAAACTGTAATGGCATTATGGACAGTACCAAGTGGTTATACTGCGTATTTATTACAGACAGATATAACTGTAGCTACTACACAAAATAATAAATTTTGTACTGTTCATTTGGTTGCAAGACCAGATGGGGAAGTGTTTCAAATTAAGGATAAATTCGTTAAGGCAGAAAGTTCAGTACATCAAGCATACACTATACCCTTAAAATTTGAAGAAAAAACAGATATTGAAGTAAGGGCAATAGGCGATAGTGCAGGTGCCGACATAGCCATATCTGCTGGAATGGATTTTATATATATACAGAATGATGGAGCTTAAATATGGCGACTTCTGGTACAGTTGCATTTAGACCAAATGTTGAAGAAATAATAACAGAAGCATATGAAAGATGTGGTCTTGATATACAAACAAGAACTGGAGACCATGCCATATCTGCTCGTAGAAGCCTTAATCTTTTATTTTCTGAATGGGCTAATCGTGGAATAAACTATTGGACAGTTTCACAAAATACATTAAATCTAAGCGAAGGTACAAGTTCTTATAATCTACCTGCAGGTGTTTTAGATTTCTTAGATGTTGTCATTTACGATAGTGCAGAGGCAACAAGAACAGATACAATACTAAATAGAGTTACAATATCTGAATATAATCAAATACCAAATAAATCTGATACAGGTAAACCTAACCAATATATGCTTGATAAAGGTAGGCAAACAGGTTCAAACAATATTTATAAGGTTTTTGTTTGGCAAACACCAGATAAAGATACATATAGATTAAATTATTGGGCAATGACACAATTAGAAGATATTACACTTTCTAATCAAGATACAGATATACCATACACATGGTCTGAATGTATATGTGCAGGGTTGGCAAGTAGATTATCATTAAAATATGCACCAGATAAATACCAATTATTAAAATCTATATATGATGAAGCATTTGGTTTTGCATCAGCAAATGATAACGATGGTGTATCATTGAAATTACAACCAACTGGATTAAATTTACGATAATGGCAAGATTTGCATCAGGTAAAAAATCTAAGGCAATAAGTGATATAAGTGGTTTTGAGGTACGTTATCCTCAGTTAAAAACTACATGGGATAATCTTAGGGTAGAACCAGAAGAATACGACCCGAAACACCCTCAGCTTACACCTGCGAAAAATGTAGTTGATGCAACAGCTTTATTCAATCCAAGACCAGATAACGACCCAGAAAACGTAACGATTAATATTGGATTTACTCAAGACATCTTTGCTTCAAGAATTGCTAGGTCGCAGACAGGTGTAAGTATATCGTGTTTAGGTTCTATAGGTTTTGTAGGTATATCTTTAGATGAACCTGTAACAGGTCAAGTTGGAACGACTGCGATAGGAGCATATGCACCGGGATTTGAAATTACTGGTGTCAGTGCCACAGGTACGGTTAATGATGTCATAGCAGAAGACCAAACAGATGTATCACCAACAGGTTTAAGCGGTAATACATCTATAGGAAATTATCAGACTGGTGCAGTAGTAACTGGTGTACAAGCGACTGGTGCTACAGGTACAGAAACAATTAATTCTGATAGAGTATTTGAACTTGCTAATGGTGGTGTTAGTGCTACTGGAGCAACTGGAGATGAAAGCTTTGATACCCAAACAGGAACATTAACAAGTGTAACTGGAACATTTACGATAGGGGCATATGCACCAAATACAGATGTGGCATCTACTGGGGTGGCAGGAACTGGTACAATAGGTACATTTGGTGAAGAGGGCGATGGAACACTCAATTTAACTGTAACACCTACAAGTGCTACTGGAACAGCAAATGCAGGTGTTGAGGTAGCCGAATCTGAAATACCAGAAACCAATACAAATGGTTTTGGTGAGAATGGATTTGGAACAGGTGTTTGGGGTGGCGATGAAGAAGTCAGAGGAACTGGTGGTATTGGTGACTCAACAATAGATATATTTAATGGACCAAATCCACAATCTGGTGTCGCAGGTACATCAGCATTAGGTACATCTGTAACAGAAAGTGAAATAACAGAAACAGGAGTTAGTGCTACTGGTACAATCGGTACATCTACATTCTTTATAGAAACCGCTATTGATGTAACTGGTTTAACTGGAACATCTGGTGCGGGAAGTGTAGAAGCACAAATTAATCCGGGTTTTGGAGAGGGTGCATGGAGCGAAGGAACATGGGGTGAGTAAATGAATTATACAGAATTGGTAACAAACATACAAAATTTTATAGAAGATGATGGCACAGAATTTACCACATCTATACCAGAAATAATAACACAAGCTGAAAACATGATATTTGCCAGATTACCTAATCTACCGTGTTATAGGCAAACATTATCAGCCAATTTTGCTATAGGCACAAATGAATATGATGTAGCAAATGCTAGAATGATACGACAGGTGGCTGTTACAAAGGCAAATAGCGATGTTATTTACCTTAAACATAGAATAGATAGTTATCTAAGAGATTTTGTGCCAAATGCAAGCACACAAGGTGAACCGTTTATGTATGCTACAAAAAAGGCAACAACATCTGGTATTAAAATATTAATAGGACCTACACCATCAGCAACATTAGCATATGAGGTTGATTTTATAGGTCTTGAAACAGGTTTATCTTCAACAAATTCAAATAACTGGGTTGGAGATAATGCAGAGCAGGTTTTATTATCGGCTTGTCTATATGAAAGTTCTTCTTTTCTAAAGGCACCAGATAGTGTAAACTTGTATAAAGCACAGTTTGATGAGGCAATAGCATTGTTTCAACAAGAAATGCAACGTAATTACCAAGCAGAATACGAAGGAGGTATTTAACAATGGCTATAACACAAGCAATGGCGACTTCATTTAAGTCAGAAATATTGCAAGAAGGACATAATCTAGCATCAGATACATTAAAGATAGCTCTTTATAGTAGTTCTGCCTCGCTAGATGCAACAACAACAGCATATACCACATCTAATGAAATAACTGGAACAGGTTATACAGCAGGTGGTGTAACTCTAACAAACCAAACAGTAGATACTTCTGGAACTACTGCATATTTTGATGCTGATGACCCAACATGGACAAGTGCTAGTTTTACTGCTAGAGGTGCATTAATCTATAATAGTACCAATTCAGATAAGGCTATAGCGATATTAAATTTTGGTGGTGATTTTACTGTTTCTTCTGGTACATTTAGAATAGTGTTTCCAGCGGCAGGAGCAAATGCGATTATTACCATAGCCTAATAAGGAGTTTCAGTAATGGCAAGTAGCTACGATAATGATTTACGATTAAATGAATTGGGGACTGGCGATGCTAGTGGAACTTGGGGCACAATAACCAATGGGAATCTATCTAATATTGCTCAAGCACTAAGTTTTGATACACAAGATTGTTTTACTACAGATGCTAATGCAACAACAACTGTAGCAGATGGTTCAGCAGACCCCGCAAGAGCAATTTACTTCAGAGTAACATCTTCTGCAACATTAACTGCAACAAGAACTTTAACTATTGGTCCAAATACAATCAGTAGGCTTCAGTTTATAGAAAATGCCACAACAGGCAGTCAAACTATAACTATTAAGCAAGGTTCTGGTGCAACTGTTAATATCGAAAATGGTCGAACAAGAGCAGTTTATTTAGATGGTGCAGGCTCAACTGCTAAGGTAGTTGATGCATTTGCAGAATTTGGTATAGGTGCAATAAACGGACTAACATTTCCAACATCTGATGGAACAAATGGTCAATTTCTATCAACAAACGGAAGTGGTACATTATCTTTTGCTACTGTTGATTTATCAACAAAGGCAGATATTGCAAGCCCTACATTTACAGGTACACCTGCCGCTCCTACTGCTAGTGCAGGAACAAACACAACACAGTTAGCAACAACAGAGTATGTTACAACTGCAGTAGCAAATGCAGAACCATTCCCTTCAGGCACATCAATGTTGTTCCAACAAACTGCAGCACCTACTGGTTGGACAAAGCAAACAACACATGATGATAAAGCACTAAGGATTGTAACTGGTACTGTTGGTACTGGTGGTAGTTCTGCATTTAGTACTGCTTTTGGAACTCCAAGTGTTGCAGGTGGTTCTGTTAGTGGTAATCCCGGAACAAATCAAACTGTTAGTGCTGGAAACTTGGCTGTGAGTATAAGTGGTAACATCTCAAATACAACATTAACAACAAGTCAAATACCAAGTCATAGTCATAGTATACCAGTAAAGGTAGCTGAAGGCGGACCTTCTAATATCATCAATTACGCTACTGAAGGTACTAATGCTAATGTTAATTCAGCTAATACTGGAGGTGGTGGTTCTCACAATCACGGTCATAACTTGAGTGGTAGCCTGACTGGTAGTCCAACTCTTAGTGGTAATATAACAGCAGGTAACTTAGCAGTTGGTGCATCTACTGCATCTATTAATGTTAACTATGTAGATTTTATTATAGCTAATAAGGACTAATATGAAATTAGAAGTACAAGATAATTGTCCATTAAATAATTTTAAAAAATGTAAACAATTTAAGTGTGCATGGTTTGTGCAAATGAAAGGCACAAATCCAAATGATGGTAAAGAAGTAGATGAGTATGCTTGTGCTATGGCATGGTTGCCAATGTTGTTAGTAGAAAATGCTATGCAATCAAGACAAACTGGTGGTGCTATAGAGTCATTTAGAAATGAAATGGTAAAGGCTAATGAGTCAAATCAAAATTTATTAGAGCTTTCTAAGTTTATGGAGCTAAAAAATAACAAGGTAATTTCACAATGAATGATATGACTAAAGTAAAAAATCTAACATTTATTAGCTCATATGATATAGCATCAAATGATTATTGTAATAGAATGATTGCTAAGTTTGAAGAGATAGCGAACAATACTTCATTGATGCAAACGAGTATCAATAATGGCACAGAACAATATGGTGCAAAAAGAAGAAAAGATTTATCTATATTTTTCAATGAAGCACATAATAACGCATTAGATTTACAACAAGAAACCAATCAAATATTAGATGAAGGTCTTAAATTATATATGGAAGATTATCCTTCGTTAGGAACTTGCCATAATTTTTATAGCCATGCTGTTAAGGTGCAAAAAACACCACCAAAAGGGGGTTTTCATGTATGGCATTGTGAAAGAGGTACATCTGATGGTAGTAGATGTCTAACATGGACTATATATTTAAATGATATTCCTGAAGGTGAAGGTGAAACAGAATTTTTAGAATATGGTATTAAGGTACAACCAAAAAAAGGTAGGGTATGTTTCTTCCCTGCTGATTGGACACATACACACAGAGGTAATGCAGTTTATACACACGATAAATACATAGCTACTGGTTGGTATTATATAGCACAATAGGAGATAAAAGATGGCTAAAATAATGTATACATATGAAGGCGAAGCAGACAATACAGCAAGAATTGCTATTGATGGTGAAAATATAGACTCAGTAAACTTTGTTGGTTTTGTTGATAGTAATATTCATGCTATTCAATGGGATGGTACAAGTGGAGAAATTGAATATAAAGATGATACACCAAATGCAACTATATCTGATATATCTTCTTATGGTTTTGAAACAAAATTTGCTACAGAAAAACAAGCTATAGCAGATGCCGAAGCTCAAGCTGAAGCAGATAGAATTGCTAACATGACATATGCAGATAAAAGAGTAGCAGGGTATCCATCTATAGGCGAACAGTTAGATGACATTTATCACAATGGCATTGATGGTTGGAAAGGTACAATCAAAGCAATTAAAGATAAATATCCTAAATCATAATTTTCAAAGATTATAAATATGAAAAAATCTTTAGAAAATAATAGTAAATATAATGAATATGATGCTGATGGCGATGGTGTTGTATCAGATGAAGAACTGGCTCACGTTACTGAAATAAAAAAATTAGAACATGATTTACGAAAACAAAGGGCACAAAGGCGCATGGCAACTGCAAGTTTGGTTGCTATGGGTTTGTTTACTGGTTCAATGTTCTTTGTTGATATTGAAAGAGTTAAGGCTTTGGCAGATATTTCTAATCTTTTCTATATCAGCGGTGCTGGTATTGTGGGTGCATATATGGGTGCATCTGCTTTCATGAATAAAAAATAATGTTTAAGGCATTTGTTACGATTTGTGTGATATCAATGCCTCAAAAATGCCAGACACTAGAAGATACAAGAGGTCCCTACGAAACAAAACAAGAATGTAAACAGAGAGCATTAGAAATTAGTAGGCAAGTTGATAAATATTATCCGCTTTGGAAACCTTTTAAATATTCATGTAAAGAGTTGCCAATAGGGAGGTTGGAATGGAAAATATAGTTTTAGATGCTTGGAATGATTTAAGTTATATTGAGGGAGTTTTATTTACTTTTTGGCTATTTATATTGTATTATGGTAAAGTATGGATAGATAGTAAGTTTGATAGAAAAAAATGTCCAAGATGCGGAAGTTAGTGGGGTTATATGTTACAGGCACTTATTGGACCAGTTACAGGTTTATTAGATAAATTTATACCAGATGCCGACCAAAAGGCCAAACTCGCCCACGAGATAGCCACCATGTCTGAAAAACACGCCCAAGAGGCTTTGCTTGCTCAGTTAGAAATTAACAAGGCTGAAGCCCAATCTGGTTCTATATTCAAGGGTGGTTGGCGACCTGCAGTTGGTTGGGTATGTGCGATTGCCTTTGCCTATCATTTTATCATAAAAGATTTAATTATATTTGGTGCCACTTTTGCAGGTGCAGAATTACCAGATTTGCCAGAATTTGATATGGGTACACTCTTAACCGTTCTCGGCGGAATGCTTGGCATAGGGGGACTTAGGACATACGAAAAGCAAAAGGGATTAACAAAATGAGTGAAAATAAATTCTGTTTTAGATGTAAAATAAATATGCAGAAACAAATTCTTGTTAAAGAAGATGTTATACAAACAATAAGATATATATGTCCTGCTTGTGAATTAATTGAAGAAGACGTTGATTTAAGTCGCTCTAAATATTCTGCATGGTCGGCATTAGATGTTTTGAAAGAGGCTTAGATGGATATTGAACAGCTAAAAACAGAATTAATTGAAGACGAAGGTGTGAAATACGAAGTATATTTAGACCATTTAGGATATAAAACATTTGGTATTGGGCATTTATGCAGGTCTACAGACCCAGAAAACGATTATGAGGTAGGTACAGAGGTTAGCGAAGAAAGAGTTAACGAGGCCTTCTTAAAAGACGTTGAAAAGGTACTTGAAGATTGTACCATTCTTTATGATGAGTTTTATACTTTACCAGACGAGGCACAATTAATTATTGCCAATATGATGTTCAATCTTGGGCGACCTCGTTTATCTAAATTTATTCGCATGAAAGAAAATGTAACAAACCATGATTGGAAAGGTGCAGAAAATGAGATGCGAAATTCAAAATGGTTTCGTCAGGTTCCCAATAGGGCAGAAAGATTATGTACTAGAATGGGGAATATAGCAGTTTGAGTTATAGGCTTCTAAAATTAAATGCAGGTATTGTAAAAGATATTACCGAATATTCTGCAGGTAAAAATGGACCATTCTATGTTGATAGCAATCTAATTAGATTTAGAAATGGTTACCCTACTAAAATTGGTGGTTGGGAACAAGAGGTATATTATAATAATGTGAATACAGAGGACGAAATATTAGCACAAGGCAAACCTAAAAATGCAATCTTTTGGCGAGCTGATACAGATGGTATAGATAGAATTGCACTTGGTACACATAATCATTTATATATTATAAATAATGGTGTTTTGTATGATATTACACCTTTAAGAAAAACATCACTTAATTTGTCTAACCCATTGGCAACAACCGAAGATTCTACGACAATTACTGTTACAGATACAGGTCATGGTGCCAAAGATGGAGATTTTGTAGTTATAGAAGAAGCGACTGCGGTAGGTGGTATTAGTGCAGATACACTAAATAGGATAGAAGGTTTTTCAATTACATATGTTGATGCTAATACATTTACAATAGAATCACCGACACAGGCTACAAGTAGTGCGACCGGTGGAGGTACGGCTTTAGACATAAAATATCTTATTGGTCGTGATGATAATATGAATATACAGAGTGCTGATACTGCCACAGGTTGGGGTGTTGGTACTTGGGGCGAAGATACTTGGGGAACAGCAAGAGATGTCACAAGTGATACGGTTGCATTAGAGGCAACACAATGGTCTTTAGAATTATGGGGAGAAGATTTATTAGCAAATAATAGAAATGGCCAAATATATTATTGGGATACCTCAACTGGCGAAAGTTCAAGAGCCGTATTGGTATCAAGTCTCGCAGGTGCAGATGGCGTGCCAACAAAGAATAGAACAATTGCAATATCTTTCCCAGATAGACATCTTATAGTTGGAGGCACAACCAATATAGGTACAACAACACTTGACCCAATGTTAATTAGATTTTCAGACCAAGAGGATTTTACAAATTTTACACCTTCAGCAACCAATACATCTGGAGACCAAAGACTAGAGGTGGGAAATAAAATTATATCTATTATACCTACAAAAGATGAAACATTTATAAATACTGATGAGGCTGTATATGGAATGACATTTGTTGGTCCACCATTTACATTTTCTTTTAGATTGTTGGCTGTTAATTGTGGTGCAGTTGCATTAAATGGTTCAATAAGTGTTGATGGTAATGTTTACTGGATGGGGAAAAGTAACTTTTTTGTTTATAATGGAGCGGTTCAAGAATTACCATGCACAGTTAAATTCTTTGTATTTAATAGAATACAATACCAATTTATTGATAAAACTTTTGTTGGACAAAATAAAAAATTTAACGAAATTACTTGGTTTTATGTTAGCGAAGATAATTCAGCAGGTTCAGATAATCCCGAACCAGATAGTTATGTAACATATAATTATGTAGAAAACGTATGGTCTGTTGGTACACTAGATAGAAACGTTTGGCTTGATGCACAAGGTTTTAGAAATGTACCTTTTGCATTTGATGCTAATGCCAAATTATATGACCATGAAAGCGGAACAAGTGCAAATGGTGATGCGATGAACTGTTTTATCGAGAGTTCAGAACTTGAAATTGACGAAACTGGAAATAGAACCTTTTTAATAGATAGAATTGTACCAGATGCAACATTAACAAGTGATACAAATTTATTCTTAGAATTTAAATGTCGTAAATTTCCAAATGGTTCTGAAACCACAAAAGGTCCATTTACAATTACACAATCTACTGAAAAAGTAAGTACAAGAGCTAAAGGCAGACAAATAGCAGTAAAATATTCAAGTACAGGCACAAATGATGAATGGTCATTAGGCGATTTTAGAATAAATGCAAAAGAGGATTCAATGAGATGATTAGATTACCACAGCCTCCAAGTGTATATAGATTAAATGCCCTAGATTCAGCAAAACAAATATATGATTTTGCAAGAAATCTTGTATCTGCATTAGAAATACAACAGACACAGGTTAACAGAACAACACAGGCACAAACACAAGAAACTGAAGACCAAGCAACAGCAAAGGGATTTTTCTTTGGCTAATAATTTTAAAAATGCAAAAGCAGATTTAACATCTACTGATAATACAACGATATATACTTGCCCAACTGCAGTAGAAACAGTTATTAAAAGTATATTAATTAGTAATGATAGTGGGAGTTCTGATACAATAGATATTACTTTAACTGCAGGTTCTGATGTTTTTAGTCTTTTTAAGGCTAAATCAGTTGCTTCAAATACAACAGTTGAATTATTAGAACAACCACTTATAATACAAGAAAGTGAAATATTAAAAGCACAAGCGACAACAGCAGATAGATTGCATATAATTGTTAGCTTTTTGGAGGTTAGTTAATGGCAGAAGAACC